CAAGCAATGGCTCAATTAAGGAGCAAATCTTGAATTATTTTGAGGCTATGAGACTGCTAGACAGAGTTAAGGAAGGCGTACCATATCCCGTACGTCTAATCAATCAAGCATTGGAGCTTACTGGTGACTTGGAGCAGACGTAATATTGAAGGCCCAAGCGATAGAGTAATCCTAGAGCAAGCAGAAGCTAGGGAACTCTATCGGAATTGGGAAGGAAGTAAAAATCGTGATCTCATTCGTGCCAGACTTGAGAGAGCCGAAAGAATCTATGGCATAGGTGCTAGAGACAGGATCAGAGAATATATGAACCGAATCAAAGATGGGACACTTTTATGAGATATGCCGCTAGAGTAGATGCTAACCAAGAGCAGATTGTGTCTGCATTGAGAGCTGCTGGTGCTTACGTTTGGATTATTGGATTGCCAGTTGATCTGCTAGTTGGCTATAAAGGTCATACCTTTTTGGTTGAGATTAAAACAAACTCTAAAAAGCGTTTTACAAAGCTACAAACAGACTTTTTTGAGAATTGGTCAGGCGGTACATTGGCAAGAATTGACAACCCTGAAGCAGCATTGCGAATGATTCAGACATTAGGGTAAATCCCTATAGTATTACATAAACAATTAGGTAAGATTTAATTTTTAACAGGAGTAAATTATGAACACATGGGAATTTGACACAACAGTGGGTGCAGGTAGCGAAGTCGTAACAGTCGTTTACGAATACGAGCAAGACCAAGACTCAACCTACAACGAATCCATTAGAGAGATTTGGTTTGAGGGGCGTGATGTCATTGGACTTCTTTCTGATGAGCAGTTCAAAGAGCTAGAGATGGAGGGAGCCATGCGCTTTCAGTATCACAAACTGAACTACAAAACAGAACACGTATGAGCCATGATTGAACAAAAGAGAGACGCACCAGGCAACCCGCCCTATTACGTTTGCACTAACTGCAAATGGGCTTTTCAGGCTTTGCAAGAGGCTAACGAGCATGGTAGGAGGTGCGGCAGAGATGAGCCAGCCCCTATATACCGACACTATGAAAGCCCAAAATGACAAGAGAAGAGTTGCTAGACCAGATCGCAATCGAAGTTTTAAAGAACCTACCCCATAACTTAGCCCGTGATGCTTACAACATTGCAGAGGGTGTACTTGAGCGTAGAGATGCAATAGTTCACAAGTGGGCTTTAACCGAGGCATTGATTTTTGATGGCATCGAGAAGCTCCATTTAACCGTTCGTTCTGAGCGTTGTTTAAAAGCAGATGAAGTATATACATTATCTCAATTATTAAATTGTACAAAAGACAGATTATTAAAAACGCCTAATATGGGCAGAAAAAGCGTTAATGAGATAATTGAGAAACTAGCAGAGCATGGTTTTAAATTAAAAGGAGAGCCATGAAAACAGAGCTTTTAATCGGTTGTGGGTCTAACCACACCAAAAGATTAGCAACAGATGGCACTAAAGGTTGGGATAACCTGACCACTTTGGACTACAACGCTACCCATAGACCTGATGTCGTGTGGGATTTAATGAAGCTTCCTTTGCCATTCAAAGACAAAGAGTTTGACGAAATCCATGCTTATGAGGTGCTAGAGCATCTTGGACAACAGGGTGACTACAAACTATTCTTTGCCCAATTCTCAGAGTTCTGGAGACTTCTAAAGCCCAATGGTCACTTCCTTGCAACTTGTCCATCAAGAAACTCAGTCTGGGCATGGGGTGATCCAAGCCATACAAGAATCATGCAACTAGAGCAATTGGTGTTCTTATCCCAAGAAGAGTATAGGAAACAAGTTGGCAAGACTCCAATGTCAGACTTTAGGAATATTTACCAAGCTGACTTCAAAACTGTCTTCCAAGAAGACGATGGAGAGACTATCAAGTTTGTGCTGCAAGCTATCAAGATTTGATTCTGTAGCATATAATTCAAGCCATGAAACAACGTGGCGGTTCAAGAAAAGGCGCTGGTCGCAAGAAGATCAGCGAACAAGGTAGGACTATCCGAGCAAGGGTAGCGCCTATCCATGAGCAAGCATTGACCTTGGCAGGGAATGGTTCCTTGTCCGAGGGAATAAGACGTTTAGCTGAGAAACATTGGAGATTAATTCATGGAGAGCAGCCCCGACAAAGCAATTCAGTATTTGATCGACACCGCACCCTTGTACGCCCAAGCGAAGTCGGAGCGCCTGTACTTGGAGGGCTACATAAAGTCAAAGAAGGCTCACCTGATGAGCCAGGCAGGGACAGAAGTTCTGGGTAAGCAAGAAACCTTTGCCTATGCCCATGAGGAATACATCGAAGTGCTAGAAGGCATAAGAGCTGCGGTAGAAAAAGAAGAGAAGTATCGGTGGCTAATGACTGCTGCCCAAGCAAGGATCGAAGTCTGGAGAACTAACCAGTACTCAGCCAGAATGGAAGTCAGGGCAACTCAATGAACAACAAGCTGAACAATAAGGAAAGATTCCACCTAGCTAGGGTGAAAATGCTTCCCTGTTCAGTATGTGATAAGTCAGGACCATCAGAAGCCCATCATTACAAACAAGGTCTTCAATATACCTGCATAGCATTATGTCAAGACTGCCATACTAATTCAATATTAGGTTGGCATGGTCAGAAAAGAATGTGGCATATAAAGAAAATGGATGAGATTGACGCACTTAATAATACGATTAAGAGATTGCTAGAAAATCCACCCGAAAATGAAAATGTTTTCTAATTTCAAAAGTTTCAAAAACTTTGAACTTTCAAAAATTGGTTAACTTGACTTTCTAAAAAGTAAATGCCACTTTTTTGTAAAACACCCATTTATTAGGGTAAACCCTCGGTTTTTGTAAGTTAGCACTCACTTCGCAAAAATATGTAAGTTGGCACTCACTTCGATAAACACCAGAATGCCGCTTTTTGCCAGAGTGCTACTATTGCATGAGACACAATGCAATGATGCGCCTATAAAGCCATTAAAACCCGTTTTAAGCCGTTTTTTTGCTTTGCTAAGGTCTACTATGCTTGAAACACAAAAAACCGATTCTAGGGCTTTTAAATCAATTCTGTGGAATGTGAGCACTCACTTCAAAAACACTGTCAAAAAAACCCGCATATTGCAGCGGGAATTTTTAGAAAATGCTTTTTAGATGCTATCGATCAAAACCCAAAATTCCTCGATATAGCAGCATTTTTGCATTTTGGGATTGTGCAAAGCATGGCAAAAAACCATGCCAGCAATGACACAATCAATTTGCATTAGGGTTTCATTTTCGCTTGTTATAACACCCACAGCGCCCGTTTTCATGTTGCTGGATCCTCAATTTCCAGCCATTCCTCGATTATTTCCGTTCCAGCGCATAACGTGGCCCGAATGCTATCGATTGCCATACTTGCAGCATATTTTTGGAATTTATCGCTTTGTATGTATGCTTCAAGTACAGTTAAAGCCCCAAAAACGGAATTGATGTCATTCATTCCCTGATAGACCATAAATTCATTTATGATTTTTGGGTGTCTTTTATCTTTTAATTTTCTAGTGGTCATTTTTTGGCCTTTTAATGTAATTCGTAAGATATAACGCTATCGCTCCAGCATTCCCGACAATCTAAGCAAGCCCCGTTTTGACTAGGCGCTTTGCATGGTGAACCTATGGGGGTTTTTGTATGCACGTTCGATGCTGTAATACCCGACACGTTTTGCAAGCTTGCGGGTATTTGTACGGGCTTGTCGGGGTACATAGCCGACAATCTCACAATTAAATTTTTGGGAATGCTGTTTTTTCCATGCTTTGCAATAAAAGCTTTTATAACCCCGTACTCCCTTGTCGGGAGCCAATGCATTGTGTCGGGTGTTGCATGGCATACAGCTGCTATTTTTTCTAAGTGATAAAGCCCTTGCAGATCTCCCGAATCATGCCAGCGAAAATAGGGATCTTTTCCAATATGGGAAACCATGCCCGACACCCAAAATTCACCCGTTATGCTATCTAGGCGGGAAAATTGAGCGGGTTTAATGTTGTTTTCGTACATTCGATAGAACCCGTTATTTGCATAGCATTTTGAGCATATAGAACCCTCGATTTTGGACATTTTGAACCCAGTATCGCAAGCTTCAGTCGGGAGGCTGTAGCTTTTACATGGCATTTTTGACGTTGACGTTAAAGATCCGCAAGCTATTGCAGCCTGGGTTTTTGTCATTGGGATAATTGGGATAATTTTCATGTAACACCTATTAAAAAAAAGAGAATTTTAGATTGTGCAACACCCACAGCAAGGGGCATCAATACAGCGGCCTTTTTTATTCCTATAGAACGTATTAGGGCCGTTTTCACCAAAAAAAGTGATTGTGTCGCTATCGGGTTCAAGTACAGCCTTTTTTGTGGCTGTATCGAATAGGATCCAGTCCCCGACATTTATCACAGCATGGGACTGTGAACACCTAGAGCGGAATTTTGAGCGCATTTTTTTAAGCATATTGAAACCTTTTAAATATTGCCTTCGGAGACATCACAGCAAGCCACCCACAGTAAACGGGTTAAATTCTCATTGTGATCGCTTAATTCTAGATCATTCCATGCCCCGTATTCCTTAAGAGCAGCGGAGACAATGACGGGATCTAGCTTTTTAAGTTGACGGGCAATAGACGGGTTAAGCTTTAAAGCTTCAACGTCAACGTCACATTGTCCTGGGTGGCTGCAGCTATCGGCCTGTTTTTTAGTGATCTGCAGCTCAATTCGGCCTAATGATTCGGTCCAGTACATGATGCGCCCTTACTTAACCAAAACGTCAAAGTAAGCCAGCATCAAAGCCAGCAAGCCGCAAAACAATGCAAGCCCACAAAGTGATTGAAAGATAATTGATTTCATGTTGACACCTATTAATGGATACGTTCCGATTGAACGTGCATTTATAGTAACAACAAAAGAAAAGAAAAGTATAGGTACAAACCCTATGTTGAACAACTTTAAACCCTTAAGGGATAACCCTTAGATGCTTTGATTCTGTAGCTACAATTAGAAAAGAAAATAAAGGGATAACCCAGCACAAGGGCTTCTAATGTAATAAGGGATAGGTAAGGGGAATACATAAGGAACATAAGGGGAACGGATAAGACAAGCATTGACAGACCTACATTTAAAACATTGATAGAGAAACCCTTTAGACACTCTTACACTCTATCCCCTTGCACACATGAGACGAGATGCGAATGCGAATCATTCTCATTTGCACCAGGCACTGTATGGAATCACAGTAGGGTTTACCCTATTAGGGTTTCTACCTAGGGGTTTACCCTATTAGGGTTAGTACGTAAGGGTAGGGTTTACCAGTAAGGGTTTACCCCCCCCTTGTGTAAATCGGATGGGGTGCAGTAACAGGGGACATAAACACACATGGATCTACATAAACACACATTGACATAGCATTAAAAAGATAGACCCCCCTACACATATTTGCGATAATGAGGCATAGTCAAAAAAATTTTTGGAGTATTTATGGCTGAAAAGGGATTGCTAGGTTACTTCACGGGGCAGGGAGAAACTAGGCCAAGTAGTTTGGCTGAGAGTAAGAACCCTGTTCAATACTTGATGCAGTTGGCATCTGAGAGGCCAGAGTACGCAGCATTGGCTGAGTATTTGCAGTCTCGTAATGCTATGCCGCCTATTTCATTTGGTTATATGCCTGAAGGCTCTTCTGGTCAATTTGTGCAGCGTGGTATTTTTAGTAGTAGTGATACTCCAGTAACTGGCAAAGTTAATTTAAGTGATGCGTTTGTAAGAAGGGGATATGACCCAACAAATGCTATTCCAACTTTGACTCATGAATTAACCCATGCAACTCAAAAAGAAATGGATAGTCAAATAAGGCAGAAAGATATTGCTGATCCAGAAGCAAAGCAGCAGTTTTTAGACGCATATAGAAAACTTAGCTATGACCCATCAAAAAGAGGTAGAAATGCTTTTGGCGAAGGTGCATTGGCTAATAAGTTAAATCCTGAGTGGACTGCTAGAAATGAGGAATATAGGTCTTCAGTTGGCGAGTTACCAGCTTGGGCTATGGGTGCTGTTGCAAATAGAAACCCACTAGTTCAGTATGACCCATATAAACCACCAGCACACTTAAATGCCACATTAGCTACTGAGCGTCAGATTCTGCTAGACCTGGCAACAAGAGATGCTAGAAAAAATCCAAACAAAAGAACTAGATAATCAAATGATATACTTGATTTTGTAACCATTAAATCAAGGAGAAGATATGGCTGGATTTCCTATGAGGAGAGCGTTGGAGAAGAAGATAGAGGAACTAGGAGGGATAGAGTTCGTCACTGCCCACATTAGCCAAGGAATGACCATTGGACGCTTGGCAGAGTTCATAGAGTGTTCTAGGCCCATGCTTTCTTTCTGGATAAACCATACTGATGAGCGTAGAGATGCGGTACTCGCTGCACGTAAGCTAAAGGCTGAGAAACTGGCAGAAGAGGCTCTAGAGATTGCGGATGAGGCTGATGAGACTTCTAACAGTGGAGTTAACAAAGCCAGACTCCAAGTAGACACCCGTAAGTGGATGGCATCTAAGCTTGACCCTGAGAACTATGGAGACACTGCCAAGACCCAAGTCAATATCTCTTTGGGTGATCTACATCTCCAAGCTTTAAAGCACATGGGTAAGGCTGAAGTGGTAACCTTGGAAAACAATGGCTAATAACCCGTTTATCCAGTTCATCACCCTGTACAGGAATGACCCCAATCTGTTTGTCAAAGAGGTCTTAGGAGTAGAGCCTGATGATTGGCAACAAGACTTCCTTAATGCTGTAGCCTCTGGTGAACGCAAGATTTCAATCAGGTCTGGCCACGGGGTTGGTAAATCCACAACAGCTTCTTGGGCAATGCTATGGTTCCTGTTGACCAGGTATCCAGTTAAGGTCGTAGTTACTGCCCCTACTTCTGCCCAACTGTATGACGCTTTGTTTGCCGAGCTAAAGAGGTGGGTTAAAGAACTACCCAAACCTATCCAAGACTTGCTTGATGTCAAACAAGAGAGGATAGAACTCAAGGCTTCCGCTACCGAGGCGTTTATCTCTGCCCGAACATCTCGTGCTGAACAACCCGAAGCCCTACAAGGTGTCCACTCTGAGAACGTCATGCTAGTAGCGGATGAGGCTTCTGGTGTCCCAGAGGCAGTATTCGAGGCTGCCGCAGGTTCTATGTCAGGCCATAACGCTCTAACCATCCTGCTTGGGAATCCAGTACGTAGTTCTGGTTTCTTCTTTGATACCCATAATCGGCTAAAAGATGAGTGGTGGACTAAGAGAGTATCCTGTATTGACTCTACTAGGGTCAGTAAAGAGTACGTAGAAGACATGAAATCCCGCTATGGCGAGGAAAGTAACGCCTATCGGATCAGGGTTCTGGGTGAGTTTCCAAGGAGCGATGATGACACGATTATTCCTATGGAGTTGCTTGAGTCTGCTAAACACAGGGATACAAGAGCTTATGAAGACGCTCCGATCATTTGGGGACTCGATGTGGCTCGTTTTGGCTCCGATTCTTCAGTTCTATGTAAACGTCAGTCTAATGTTGTACACACTCTTGAGAGGTGGAGGAACTTGGATCTGATGCAGTTAACAGGTGCAGTAGTCGCCCAATACGAAGCTTGTGACCACAAGAGTAGACCCACAGAGATTCTGGTTGACTCTATCGGACTCGGTGCTGGTGTTGTTGACAGACTAAGAGAACTAAAGTTACCTTGTCGGGGGATTAACGTGTCCGAAAGCCCCGCTATGGGTGGGACGTATTTAAACCTGAGAGCAGAACTCTGGCATAAAACCAAGGCTTGGCTTGAGAAAAGGGACTGCAAGATACCAAACAACGAAGATTTCATTGCTGAACTGGCCACTGTAAGGTACACCTTTACATCTAACGGCAAGATAAAGATTGAGTCAAAAGATGATATTCGTAGAAGAGGATTGAAATCTCCCGACATGGCTGATGCTTTTGTCTTGACATTTGCCTCAGATGCCGCCACCATCTCATGGGGATCTAATCTATCTTGGGGTAAACCGATTAAAAGGTTGATCCGAGGCTTGGTCTGATTGCCGTTGCCATTTTAGAGCTACCCTCAAAAAGTAGCTCTTTTTTTTATTAGCACAATATGGTAGTATTGACAAACCTTTTAGGAGATTCCTATGAAAATGGATGAAGCAGCCAAAAAGATTGGCAAGGTAATGGGCGAATACAAGCGAGGCAAGCTCAAGTCTTCCTCTGGTGACAAGGTTAAATCCCGTGACCAAGCTGTCGCTATCGCAATGAGCGAGTCTCGTGCAATGCCCAAGCGTGGCGGTAGAACTGCAACCAATCGGAGCAAGAAATGAGAGCTGGACTTTATGCCAACATTAATGCCAAACAAGAACGAATTAAAGCTGGCTCTAAAGAAAAGATGCGAAAGCCTGGCTCGAAGGGTGCGCCTACTGATAAAGCGTTTAAGCAAGCGGCTAAGACTGCTAAAAAGAAATGATTAAGCGTGGTTCAGAAGAGTTCTCTGGCTACAACAAGCCAAAGAAAACTCCTAACCACCCAAAGAAAAGCCATGCTGTATTGGCTAAGTCTGGTGACGAAGTAAAGTTAATTCGCTTTGGCCAACAAGGTGTTTCTGGTAGTCCTGATGGATCTAAAAGAAACGAAGCATTTAAAGCCCGTCATGCTCAGAATATTGCCAAAGGCAAGATGAGTGCAGCATTCTGGGCAAACAAGGTTAAATGGTAACTATGAACTGCCCAACCGCTACCTATGACATTAAGTTCAACTTAAAGAATCGTAATTGGGCGATCAAGAATGTTGACTATGGTCCTGCCAACCCAGAAGAAGATAACGAAGAGTACTGGCAGAACCTTGCTGATATGTGGTCAGTATCTATTGATGAAGTCCAAGAGATGCGTTGTGGTAATTGCGCTGCCTTTATACAAACCCCTGAGATGCTTGACTGCATCTTAAAAGGTATAGATGAAGAGACTGATGGCTATGCCAAAGACGTACAGGGTGCGGCAAATCTTGGTTATTGCGAGTTGTTTGACTTTAAGTGTGCAGGTGAGCGTACCTGTTCAGCATGGCTATCTGGTGGCCCTATCACTAAGAAGATGACCAAGAATCAGCAAAATATGTTGATGATGGCCAAGACAGAATACGACATGGAGGAAGAGCAATGAATTTCCTAGCTGCACTAATGGAATCGTTTTTACCTGCTGCTACTGAAGCAGTTGCTGGTAGTGGTATGTCTGAAGCAGTAGCCTCTGGTGGCATGGCTCCACCTACTGCTATGGAAGGATTAGGAAGCACCATTGGTGGGATGGGAAATCAAGCTATTGCCCCTTCTATGAATGCTTTTAATACATTTATTAATCCCAACTCTACATCTGGCGATATGTTGTCAGGCGCATATAAATATGCATTTAGCCCCCAAGGTCAACAAGATGAGCAAATGATGTCTGCTCCTCAAATGCGTATG